GCTGTTTCCGAGGTTAGCCATCAGGCTCCCTTCCTGGCCGTCACCTGAAGGGACGAAACCATGTTGATGTAGTCGGCAGTTGAGCCCATGTCCGTTTCCGGCGTGGGCAGCTGGGTCCACTCGAGGTAAGTGACCCAGCCTTCGGAGGTCTCCATGCCTGACCTCCAAGCTTTCTCAATGGCCTGCACGAGCGCGTCAGAGGCGTCGGACACCTCATCCCCGTCAGGCCCGGTCATGTACAGGCGGGCCCTGATCTGGGTTGCCGCGAACGTCGGCCCCGACGAGTGAATGCGGGAGATGGTCATCTGGACGCGGCACACGAGCTCATTCATCGGGTCATCCACGTCACCGTGGGTGCGCCACACGATCCGGGAGAGGATCGGCCACTCAGCCGCGCTGGCGGCGGCGGCATCCTGGACGTACCGGTAGATGAACGGTAGGGGGGAAACGAATGCCACTAGAACCCCCCATGTGCGCTTACGACACTACGCATAATATAAGTGCCAGGAACCCACGTGCGATAGCGGGCTCCTTGGCGGCCAGAGCGGCGCCCCTGGGCATCCTGATACACATAGTGCCCGAACTCCAGGGCGGCGTCATGGTCAGTGGATGGGGAGATGGACCAGTCAACCTTCCCTTGCTTCAGACTGAAGGATGCAACCTGCTCTCCGGTCTGCATGTGCGCTGCAGCGGAAGCCTCAATCTCTGCGAACACCTTCGCCGCGGCGGCGGCGAACTCAGGCTGACGCGCCACCACGGCAGCAATGTCCTCATGAACACTCTCAGTGTCGTAAACCTCGATCATCGGGACTCCGTTCCGAGCGTGTCGCACCGCACCGACCAGTGGCGAGTCATCGGGGAGGCATCATAGGTGAGCGGCTCACCGGCCTGCTGGAACGTCTTCCCCACCAGCGACTCGGGGCCCTTGATGATCTTCACCCACGAGTGCGGGCCTCCCGGCCACTTCCTACCAGTGCCGAACACCTTCAGGGTAGTCTCGTCCGTGAGGTCGCCGCGAATGACGCGGTTCTCCGTGGCCTTCAGGGCGTTACCGGCGGACGGCTGCACAAGCACCTTGTCGATCACGAACGTCTCACCGCGCTCGAAACGACGACCCGTGCGCCCCTCCTTGACGACAGCGAGCGTCACCTCCACCACATGTGGCCCATTCTCCAGGTAGCGCCCACGACGGGGCCGGAACCCTACCACAGTGCCACCTCATCCTCGTCGTAGACGGGGTGGTCACCGGCGAAGTCGAGGGCAGACGGGCCGCGCAGATACGTCGGGTCCACCGTCAGGGGACCCTCCAGGGCGCCCAGGAGGCGCGTGCGCCGCGCATACCCGTCCATCTCAGCCCCGGCCACGCCCCAACCGGAGGTGCCAGACTGTAGGGCCTGCCAGTCACGATCGGTGATCTCCAGGATTCCGGACGCGACAGCCTGATTCACCGAGTACGTGTACGTACCCTCGGTCTCATACTTGTAGAGGCCGCCGCCAGGGGCCCTGAGGACACGGGAGACCGACTCAGCCTCCACCATCCGCATGATGACGGAGAAGCTGTAGTCAACGCGACACCGGTTCACAGCATCGGGCATGCGTGACAGGATAAGGGCCTCAGCCCTATCCAGAAGAGCCTGCACCCAGACCTTCTCATCATCCTCCAGGTACCGCATAAGCGACCCCTGAACATCATCCAGTGTTGCTACCGTCACTTCTCCACCTCCTCAGGAAACCAGGCCACGGGGTGGCCGCCCACCAAAACGCCGGCGGCCACCACCCGGGTCACTTGCTGGTGATCTTCACGAACGCGCGCGGGTCACGCAGAACCCAGCCGAACTGGGCCTCAGCGAGGATCGCACCCATGTTGCGGTCGAAGAGGTCAACACCACCGGCACGCTCGGTCGCCTTACGGTAGGTGATGGTCTCAACGAAGCCGAGACGCAGGGCGTCCTTGAAGTCGCCACCGATACCAAGAAGCTTCGCGGCCGGAACCTTAGCCTTCTCGTAGCCGGAGACGGCACGAGAGTAGGTAGCCGGGACACCCAGGACGGTACCGAACTTCGCGGTGATGTCGGGGGCCTGCTGGTAGAGCGGGCGACCCTGAGCATCCAGGGCGTTCACCAGGTTGCTGCGGAACTTCGGGGCCAGGAGGAAGTGGTCGAAACCGAACTCAGCCTCGTCAGTGTCATCCAGCACAACCTTGTCGTAGGCGGCGGACAGCTGCTTGGTGAAGTAGCCGGTAGCGGTGGAGGCCAGGTCCAGCTCCTGCACCTTCGTGGTGGAGGTCAGGGCCTCCTTCCCGGTGATAGTAGTACCGGTGTTCGCGTCGATGCCGTGGATGACGGCAGTGTCGATGGCGCGAGCAATGGCCTCACCGAGGGCGCGCTGGATACGAGAGTACTCGCCGAGCGGGTCAGCCTTGGCGGTCTCCTCCGAGTAGAGGATCATCACAGCGGCCTTGACGGGGGTGACGGTCTTGACCTTGCTGGACAGGGTAGCGACCGGCTTCAGGCCACCCTCCTGAACGATACCAGCGGTGGGCTGGCCAACCGGGATCGGAATGGCGGTACCGTTGATGGAGACCGGGACACTTCCAGCGAGGCCCTGAACGACGGACCCATTCATGGCGTTGTCCCAGATGCCCTTTACGACGGTCTTGGGAAACGCGGCCTCATTCCCGGCGTTAGCGCCGAGAATCTTGGATACTGTCTCGATCTTGGCTTCGTTGTCTGGGTTGTATGCGGGTGCAGGCATATGCCCTCCTTACTGGTCTGCGAGGCCGAAGAACCCGAGCGCCTCGCTCAGGCCGTCATCCTCGGTCTCAAGGTCTGCATCCACCGCAGGGTCGCGGGGGACTGAAGGCGCGGGCGTAGCGTCTGCCTGCTCGCGCAGCGTGGCGAGGGCGTCTACCTGCTCCTGCCACGAGTCTTTGTCGCCGGTGAGGAATGACGCGAAGCGGGCCGGAATGTTGGCCTTGGAGAGGAGGCCCTCCTTCTCGGATAGCTCGGCGGCGGCGCGCTCGGCGGCCTCCTTGGCTTCGAGCTTCTCGGTGAGGGCGGCCAGCTGGGCGCGCAGCTCACTCACCTCATCCGAATGAGTCTCCTCATCATCCTTCGGCGCTTCCTCCGCAGGAGCCTCCTCGTCCTTCGTAGGAGCCTCATTGGTGTCCTCCTCGGCGGGCTCGATGGGGTAGTCGGTGGTTGAGATGGGTCCGTCAGTCTCTTCAACGACGGAGGGCTCAGGCGCGGGGGTGTCGCTCATTTGCGCTCCTTCAGCTTCTCCCGGAAGTACTTGTCCATTGCGCGCCTAGCATCGACATCGCGAAGGCCTTGGTCACGCACAACCTCATTGTACACGCGTTCGAATCCGATCTGCTGCTCCTTCCCCTCCCAGTGCTTGGAAGTGAAAACGGGCACGATCGTACAAAAATCCGACTCGTGAAATCGGTCAACTCTAAGACCCGCAGACTCGGACGACTTATAGACCGGGCCGCGGGAGGCGAGCATTGCGCAGAAGCCGCAGGGGCCATTCTTGTTCGGGTGAGTGACGCGGGCGAAAGCGAATGGGCGAGCAATCAACTCACCACGGGAATTGCGCCGATACTTATCGGGCACGTCGGAGAAGACCTTCATGCTGCGGTGGCGATCCTTGACGAGCTCCTCCTCGTCGAGGGTGCGAACAGCTTCCTCCACCCTGTCAGCGACCTTCTCAAAAGCCTCCTCCAGGGTCATGTGCGGACGGCGGCGGGACTCAACCTTCTCGACATCCTCGACGATCGCCTTCTGTGCCGTCTCGGAGAACTCCTCAAGGTCCTTCGCCAGATCATCCAGGGCGCCCTCAATGAGCTCAATCGAGGACGGAGCGGTATCCACCGCGTCAGCCACGGTTCGGCGCGCAGCGGCCAGCACGTGGCCCTCCAGGGCGCGCTCCAGGCGCCTCATCCCCTCAGGAGACGACAACGCCCCCTGAGTGCCACGAATCGCGCGAGCGATCGTCTTCGGCGAGTACCCGGGCTGGGGAGGAATCCACGACTCGGGCGCCCCGGCCTTACGGGCCTGCCCCCGCAGGAACAGGGCAGCTGCAGCCCACGCCTGCTTCCGGGCCTGCCACATGAGCGGAGTCAGCAGGTCCCCCACATGCTCCACAGGGGGCGGCTCAGGGAGGCCGTCGAACGCCTTGAGCGCATCCTCGGCGCGCCTGCGGAACAGCATGACAATGCTGCGGAGGATGCCGTAGAACAGCGCCTCACTCACCCTCAGGGTCCCCCTCAGCGTCCTCGGGCGCCTCGGGAGCCTCGGGCATGTCCAAGCCCGCGTCGGCATCCATCTTGTCTCCACGAGCCTTCTCGCGCCGCAGCTGTTCAGGGGTGAGGTGCAGGAACTCGCGCGCCGTCTCATCGCCGATGATTCCTTGGCTATGTGCCTGGAGGGCGTTCGCCATCTGCGCCGACGTGGAGGGTGCGGCCGCGTCACGCCACGTAACCTCAAGAGCCTCCAGCCCCTCCAGTGACATGCCGTTCGCCTGGGCAACAATCCGGCCAACCCGCTCGAGGGCGTCGCTGAACTGGCGCTGCTTGTTCTCTGCCCGGGCGATCAGACGGTCCTTCGCCACGCGCAGAGCCTCAGCGGACGTCGGGTTGTTGTCTGAGGAGACACCCATCATCGACGGGGGGATGCCGGTCATGGCGGACAACTGGAGCGCATAGGAGCGGTACGTGTTGATAAACGGGTCCAGCGCCATACCAGTCAGCTGCTTCACGTCACCGCCGGAGGGAATGGCGATCAGGTTCCCCATGTACGCCTGCATCTTGTCGGGATGCTGCGCCAGCATCTCCGCAGCCCCGTCACCCACGACGGCGCGCATCGGGGAGGAGGCCACCTCCTGTGCCACCTGAAGGTTCGTCAGTGTCCTAGAAGCGGCATCAATGACGGAGGTGAGCTCGCGCAGGTCAGAGCGCCCATACTTGTCGGACAGGCGAGCACGGTTGAACATGGGGACGATGGACGCCCCCCACTGGTCCTGGCGCCCCTGGCCGGCACTCTTCCAGTCGTACTTACCCTTCACGTAGAACTCCACGCCATCGGGCGCGTAGTAGGTGGCCCCCACATTCCCATCGTCACGGCGGTAGAGGACGATACCCTCCACAACCTCACCACGGAAGTTGATGCGAACACGAGCATGCTTCGCATCCACCGCACGAATAGACGCGAACTCGTGCTCATCATCCGGTGGGGCAATCACCCAGTAGGCGGCGCCAGCGCTAATGGCCTCGGCGGCAGCAAGGTTGAACTGGGAATCCATGTCGTTCGCCTGCCACGTCTTCCGCAACAGGTCAACCACGCCCATCTTATCGTCATCCGCGACACGATACCCATCCGGGATAAGAATCTCAGTGAGGACATCCACGGCCATCTTGGCGAACGGAGCCTGAATCTCCAGGACCCGGGCCTTCGCGGGCAGGCTGATACCCACCGCATCGAGGCGCCGTTTCCCCTCGTAGTAGCCCTCGTAGGTGATGGGGCGGTAGGCGCCGGACGCGAACTTAGAGATCATCTTCTGGAAGCTCACATGAGCACCTTCCACTCGCCTCGCGGAGCAGTCAGGTCCGCCCACTCCTTCGAGTTCTTCACATGCCTATACAGCATTCTAGCGCCGATCATGCACACGGCGAGGTCGATCTTCTTCGACGACTTAGGGGACTCCTTCTTCACCGACCAGCGCCCCTTGAACTCATTCACGCGACAGTTCGACACATGCTCACCCAGCGCCGAGTCCCCATCATGAGTGAACGTCTGCTGCTGAATCTCCGTGAACGCCGTCTCCGCAGCCTCCGCGAACTGGTACGCATGCGACCGCATATCCCAGGCGATCGGCGAAGCAGACATGCCGCCACGCACCGCAGGGACGATCAGTCGGTCACCGAAGTCCTCAGGCCACGCCGTGCGCGTGAACGACTCCCACTCGCGCACGTCAGCCCAGAACGCGACCACGTTGTAGGTGTCGAACGCCTTCCGCACACCAGCATCCACGGCAGCTACATTCACCACGCCAAGGGGCTTCTCGGGCTTCCAGTGCCCGATCTTGAAGACGTGCCCATCCTCCATGCAGCACCCCACGAGGGCGGTGTGGTCGTTGGACTTGGAGCCGTCAAAGAACATGACGATCCGCTCCCCCGGCTCCACCTTCCGGTCCGGCTTGCGCAGCTGCGTCCACTCCTCCAAGGTGATCCATGACGCCTCAGCAGCGTTCGGACGGTTCAGGAAGAAGCGAATCGACCTCGACTCAGGATACTCGGGGGACCAAATCTGCTCCTTAATGGACTCCAGATTCACCCACGGACAATCCTCATACACGTACTCCAGGGCCTCCGTAAGCCCAACCTGACCCTCCTCCTGCTCGTCCGTCAGGACCGTATTCGGGGGAGCGACTCTAGCGTCATAGAGAATCTTCGTCTTACCACGCGTAAGACCATCCTCCTGATCGCACCACGCCTCGAAGATCGCCTCAGCTGACGACTGCTCACCCGGCACCCACGCGTTACAGGTACCCATGAACCGGCCACCCATCTTCGCGGCGTTCTGCTGGATCGTCTGCAACATGGCCGGCCCACCCTGTGCGGGCAGCCAGTGCTCGAGCTCATCGCCCACAACAAAGGACACCTCACCACCCTCCATCGAGTGAGCGGAGGACGTCATCTGCTGGAGCTTCCCCCCGCCCGGCGTCTCGATGAACGTCTTCGCCACCTCGAGGTCGTACTTGCGGGCGAGCGACCCCTTCTTCTGGCAGAACGCCCTGACCATGCGGATGGTATTCTGGGTTTGAGCCTCCGACGTAGCGACGATCTGCACGAGAGGCATGCTCATGGGTTTCGCGCGCACGCCGAACGGCTCGTGGCGGTCAAATCCATCGAACCTGCAAGGGCCGAGAAGCTCAAACAAGCACAGTGCAGCAGCGAACGGACTCTTGCCACTTCCCTTGCTTAACCTTCTAATTCCCTGCCTATACACAAAGGAACCCTTATGGTTCAGGGCGTAGAAGTGAGCAAGGAACTCGATCTGCCTATCCGTCGGAATGAACGGCTGGCCCGCTCGTGGCCCGTTCGGCTGCACGAGGTTATCCACCATCCAGGCGGCAGCATGATACCCGAGCGTCCGCTCAGGGAGCTCAAGAGGGAGCGTATCGGTTCGCTCCCGGGGTGCGGGGAGCGCCTCAGTCACTTCGCAGCCCGAGCCTTCGCCCACGCCTGAAGAGCAACCACACCAGCAGACTCAGCCTCAGACTCATCCACGCGGTTGATCTCGATCTGCACGCGGCGTCGGTCACCCTCGGTGAGGAGGAGGCTGGTGAGCATCGTGTTCACGGCCGCGAGCATGGTGGGGGAGCGGCGCTCCTGCGCCTTGTAGTTCGACAGGTCATCGCAGGCGGAGTAGAGGACGATCCAGTCTGACGGCTCGTAGTAGCGGGTGAAGGTGGACTGCTCCACTGCCTTCCACAGCTTCTTCGCGATAGGATGCCAGTCAGGATCAGGCTTGGGCGGCTTAACCTGCTCCGCGACCACATTCACGGGCTCCACGCCACCATTGAGCTTCCTCGCCTGAGTGGTGCGGTGGCCCTCAGTGCTGCGCTTCGGGATCGGTCCCTTAACTCCCATCGTTGACTCTCCTACAGGTATCCGGGGTGTTTACTCTTTGGCCTAGGGCCGCGAGCCTTATTGCGCCCATTATAGCGGCGCTTTCTGGCTTCAACTGATTGCTGCTGCGTGCGGGCCATATGGCAGTGCTGGCAAAGGCTCCTGAGATTGTCCGGCACGTGCGGCCCGTCGGGGAAGATATGGTCCACCTGATTCGCGGGGTTGCCGCAGAACACACACGCGCCACCATCCCTTTTGAGGACTGTCTGCCTGATCTTCGCCCAGTCCTTAGGGAGCTCCTTACGGCGACGAGATTGCTTACTCCACGCCACCAGTATTGACTCCATGAAGCTCAACATCCGCGTACACGCCGCGATCAAAGAGCATGCGCGCCAAGATCGCCTCAACCCGGCTGCGAGCGTCAATAAACCTGGCCTCCGCCGCATCCAGGAGATCATCATTGCCCGGAGCACTCAGGCCGAATGCCTCTAGATCATCAACCTCGCGGGCAGCCTCCCCCAAGGAGGCGACAGCCTGCTCAAAAACATCCATCACAGGACCCCCGTCTCCAGCTGGACCGTCGAGTCGAACCCGTACCGGTCGGCGATGAACAGCTGCATATACTCCCCCGCCGCAGCCTGGGATTCCTGGACCCGGATAACAGCCTCATCCTGATCGGCGTCACGCCGGTGCGCAGGAACATCCCACGCCCCGCACTGGTCGGCGTCATTCAACGCATCCAGGAGCTCATCCATGACGCAATCCAGTGACGCCATGATGGCCTTGTTGTGCACATCCTGGAAGCTCATCGCACATCCCCCGGGTAGGTCATGGACACGCCCTCATTCGACGGGGAACCATTGCGGATATCAAACAGGAACGACGGCTTAGCATCCTTCCCACCGAAGTAGGCGTGCTGGATCGACAGGTAGTCACCAGGGTACACGTACATGTCCCGCTGACCCTCATTCCTGAAAATCAAGGTGCCGTCGTTCGTGCGCTCAGGATGATTGTCACAGAGGATCACATCAACCTCAGGGGACGCCTTGTCACCATAGACGAGCAGATACAGCATGAGAGCTCCTTTCACCAGATGTTGGAACGCTTAGAGGACGGGAGAGGGCAGGGCTCAATACACGGGTGACCCATCTCAGTCAGCTCCCTGACCGTCGGATACACCTTCCGAGCCCCCTTCGCGCACATCGAGCACTTCCCCCGCCCCGAGTAGGGGCGCGTACCCGGCCAGTCCTTGATGGTAGTCATTGGGGGGCGCATCTTCTGGTCGCACGAGGAGCACTTGTGCTCGACCGTCCAGTCGATGAGTGCTTTAGGGGTGTATCCCTGCAGGAGCTCCCGGTAGCAGGGGTTGCAGGTTCCTCGGCCGCCGTAGGGCTTGGTGCCGGGGAAGTCCTTCGCTGTGGTGCGCGGGGGCCGGTAGGGCTCGCCGCAGTGCGCGCACTTCGGGAACTGGCGATCGGTGTCGGGGCTGGTCATGACTGGTCCTTTCGATGGCTGACCTGCACATCCTACCACGCCTGACCCCTTTGCGGCAAAAGGCGAGGCCCGCCGGGCATGCGGAGGAGGAAAGGAAACTGCACTCCGACCCATCCGGCGGGCCTCTATCAGCACGACCAGCATACATGCGACGACGGGGCGAACGCAACCCGCCGGAATCTCCGGACAGTTCACACCCCAGAAGCACCCAAGGTCGCAGGAGCCGATCTGAGGGCCTTTCGGCATCCCACCCAGGTCAGCACACACGCCCACCCCCGTTCGGCCGCCCACGAGCCTCCTGATGGCCTTCCCGTGGCACTCACGGCTCGTCGCCCGCCGCGCCGCCGAGGCCCAACCCTCTCTGGTGAGTGTTGACCAACTAGAGACGATCAACCCAACGTAACCACAACCCAGCCCATTGCTTGGCACTAGATCAAGGAAGTCTTCAAGGTCAGGTTCCGTCTCGGTGCAGCAAGGAAGGGCAAAGACGACGAAGGTGTCTCTGAGTGCTCCAACTCGATCAGGCGACCAAGGGCCAACTGGAGCCAGGTACATGACTAGCCAACGAACCATCTCCTCGTCCTTGCTCTCGTGGACCAACTGGACCGAAGGCCAGGGCGACGACCAAGGACCAACGGTCCGACGGTCGGAGCGAAGCGGAGCCGCACACACGAGCCCGAAGGGCGTAAGAGTTCTTCTTTTAGGTTCTTCTTTTAGGTTCGTGGCCAGATTCTGACCCCTCCCCTGGCCAGATTCTGACCCCTCCCCTGGCCAGATTCTGACCCCTCCCCTGGCCAGATTCTGACCCCTCCCCTGGGGTGCGCGAGAGGCCCTGCGTCTGCTATGATGGAGCCATCGTTGTAGACCCCCGCAAGGCTTGTTCTCCATTCCCTTGCGGGGGTCGCCCTTTGTGTGCTACAGTGAGTCTCGCAACGAACACAACCCAACCGAATGGAGAAATCATGGCTGACATCGTTGTCTCAGACCCCATCCCATCCCCCTTCGACACCATCCGGCAGGTCCGCGAGGACGGCACTGAGTACTGGTCCGCACGAGACCTCATGCCCCTACTCGGCTACCAGAAGTGGGAGCGCTTCGAAGGTGCTGTTGAGCGAGCCATCGCCTCAGCCAAAGCCCAGAACGCCAACGTTGAGGAAAACTTTCCCAGAGCCGGGAAAGTTTCCGCCTCCCGTGGGCCAGCACAGAAGGACTACCACCTCTCCCGGTTCGCCAGCTACCTCGTAGCCATGAACGGCGACCCACACAAGGAAGAGGTTGCCGCGGCACAGGCGTACTTCGCTGTGCGCACCCGCGAGGCCGAGACCAACCCCAGCAAGCAGCTCACCGGCCCTGAGCTCATGGCTTACGCCCTCATTGAGGCACAGAAGACCATCGAGGCCGCCACTGCCCGCGCTGACGCCGCTGAGGCGCAGATCGAGGCAGACAAGCCCCACACCACTCTCGGCAAAGCCATCTCCGGCGGCGACGGCGACCTCCTCGTCCAGGATGTCGCCCGCCTACTCGCCTCACACGGCATCAACATTGGCCGCAACCGCCTCTATGAGTGGATGCGTGAGAACCACTGGGTCACCAAAGGGACTGGCCGTAACGGCAACCAGCCGACACAGCGCCGCATCGAGCAAGGCCTCGTCCGCCCCAAGGTCCAAGCCGTCCGCACACCCGCCGGGCACACCATCGAAGCAGTGACCACGCTCATCACCGGTAAGGGCCAGGAAGACCTCATCAACGGCTTCCTCAACGGCTCCTACACCATCTGAAAACCCAAAGGGGGCCAGCCCCCATCACAAGGCTGGCCCCCACACACAAGAAAGGTAGTGACAGCATATGTCATTCCACGCAGTTCTGCAAGCCTTCAACCTCCCTGACACCATCAAGGGCGCCACACGCCTCACGGCCATCGCCATCGCCAACCGAGCCAACCCGCACCCCGACTATGACGACCAGCTCTGCTGCTGGCCTGCAGTCAAAGGCCTCTCCAGGGACATTGGAGCCAGTAAGTCCGCAGTGAAGAACGCCCTCAATGCCCTAGAGGAGCGCAACATCATCACCCGCATCCGTCGCTCGGACGGGGGGCGCGACACCTCCACCCTCTACATCTGGCACCCATGGCGTGCCGAAAGGTGGAATGAGGATGCCATGCGCAGGCGTGAAGCAAAGGAGCGAGGCTACGGCTCCTCGGAGAGCATCCAGGAGCCCCAGGAGCGGCCCGCCGAGCCGACACCAGTACCGATCCCCACTCCGGTCGAGAAGTCCACTGAGAAGCCCGCAGACGGCTTCACGGAGTGGTGGCCCCACTACCCCAAGAAAGTCAAGAAGCTCGACGCCGAGAAGGCATACCGCGCAGCCCTGAAGCGCGGCGTCACCCCCAAGGAACTCCTCGACGGCCTCCAGCGCCAGAAAGCCGCATGGAAGGCCAAGGGCACCGAACCTCAGTACATCCCCTACCCCGCCACATGGCTGCGCGCGGGCAGCTGGGAAGATGAGCTCGACACTCCCGCACCAGCCACGGAGGCTCCTGCACCCGCCATCAATCCCACCACTGGCAAGCCGGTGACTCGAGACGACTTCGGGTACGCCTGCCTCGACATGGGCATCGACCCCAACCTGTACATCAACTACTGGCAGCCCCATATGGGCCTCCCCAGCGACCCATCTTGGCCTCACTGGAAGGCCCACCTTGACCGCCTCCAGGGCCGCGCCTGACAGGCTTCATGGGGGCGCCGCCTACCACTAGCGACGCCCCCGGGCTTGACAGCCACGTCCAACCCTGTCTACGATAGGCGCATCGGCGCACAGAAAGGAACACACCATGAACACCACCAACCGTATCTACACGTTCACCAGCGTCCTGCACGAAGCCAACAAGGCAGAACTGCCAGCCAGCTACACCAGCGACACCCCCACAGATAAACTCATCACCCTCACGAGCAACGTAAACGACCTCTGCTGGGAGATTACAGCCGGCACCAAACGTACCACCCCATCCACCGAAATCATCTCGGCAGACAGCATCAAGCGCAACGCCACAAACATCATCAACATCTGCATCACCGAACTCAAAAACCTCGGCCACACCACCGAAGACGCAATCGAACTCATCGCCACCGACGGCGCACTCTGGTTCTGGGGCCTCAACTCCTACCCACTCGACACACTAGACCAAGACACGCCCGCAATCTACCGAATCCAATCCATCTATGTCGCCACAGGGTGTCTGACGGAGTGGTGGCCCAACAAAATCTCACCTCAAGTCAACGTCGAGCTGAACTCTAAACTCATTCCAGCATTCACCAACCTCGCCTACGAAGCCACTTGCGCCATCATCGCCCACACCCACTAAACACAACAGGAACCAACAAATGATCGACGAAACCTTCACCGCCCTCCAATACGCGGGCCCCGCCAGCTGGCACCACTTCATCGCACCAACACGCACATTCCCCCTCACTGAATTCTCCATCCACTCCATCGCCTTCGCGATGAGCCCCGGAGACAGGAAGCTCGCCGGCAATGAACCCGTGGCTCAGCTCGGCGCCCTCGCGGCCGCCGCCAACCTCACCTCCAACGCCATCGCTAACAACATCTTCACCGCCGACGCGCACACCATCTTCAAGGACGCCCGCACGACCGCATCCCTCCTCGACGCCACCAACAAGGGGCTTCCACAATTCGCCCCCAACGTGAGCACATACAAACATGTCGTGCGAGCACTGAGAACAAACGACCCACAAGTCCTATCAATGCTTCTCATCGACATCATCCGCACCGCCAACCGCATCACCGAAAGCTGACACCATGAACACCACTCCCACAGCGCCACTCATCATCATCGACAAAGGCTCGTGCTACCGAATAGACCTCAGTGGCACAACAGCCGCACTAGTAGACGCAGAAAACCCAGAACGCGGCTACTACCTCCTCGACGGACCACATTTCGGATGGCATATCGGCGACAGCCAATCCCCCGAAGAAATCACCGCATGGCGCCCCTGCACGGCAGTACCCGACGACGTCATAGACAAGCTCCACGCAGCCTTCTACGACATCAACATGAACGAACAGCAACGAGAAGCCTTCCAGGCCCTCGAAACCTACACCTTCTAACCACCAGTGGGGGCCCGCAACCCGGCGGGCCCCCACCAACACCCCACACGAGCACATGAACACCGAAACCACCATCATCGGCATCGCCCTCAGCGGCGACCGAAACGCCCTCATCGACCTCGACAACATCCACCCCCACCACTTCGCCGACACCCGCAACGCCGCCATCTGGCAGCTAGTAGAGGACTACAAGCAGAAGAACCCCGGCCAAGGACTCACCCCAGACCTCCTCCTCGACAAACTCCCCAGCATCACCACCGCCCACGTCACCCCCGACTACCTCCTCGACACCATGAACGGAGTCCACGGAGGCCACATCAACCTCGCAGGCGTCCACGCCAACAAACTCATCGACGACACAGCCCGCCGCCACCTCCACGACGCCTGCACCAGGGGCCTCCAAATCATCGAAGCCGGCGGAGACCCCAGCGACACAGAAGCATCCATCAGGGAACTCCTCAACCAAGTCAGCACCGGCTCCACCACCCTCGTCAACAACGACACCTGCCTCACCCAAATCACCGACTTCACCACCAAAACCACCCCCTTCACCCCTACCCCCTGGCCCGACCTCAACCAGATCATCGGAGGGTGGAAACCCGGCGGACTCTATATCATCGCGGCCAGGCCGGGGGTTGGAAAATCGCTCCTCGCACTCCAAGCTTCAACTGAGCTCGCCGACACTGGCCACGTCTACTTCGCATCACTCGAAATGGCAGGCCGCGAACTATGGTCACGCATCATGGCCAACATCGCAAACGTACCCGGCGACGCAGTAACCCGCCGCCGCCACCCCACACCCGACGAACAAGCCCGCATGACCGCCGCAGCCCCCCACCTCAGGCAGCTCCCCATCCACTTCGACGACCGAGCCAACCTCACCATCGGAGACTTCGTAGCCACCACACGCCTCCTCCACCGCCAACACGGACTCACCGCCGCATTCATCGACTACATCGGCCTCATCAACGCCGCCCCCGGCGACCGCAGGGCCCGCTGGGAGCTCATCGGCGAATACACACGCACCCTCAAGAACCTCGCCAAAGACCTCCAAATCCCCGTCTTCGCCATCGCCCAGCTCGGACGACAGGCAGAACAAACCCCCGGCGGCGAACTCCAACTCTCCCACCTGAGAGAGAGCGGAAACATCGAACAGGACGCCAACGTCGTCCTCCTCCTCTCCTGCCCCCACGAGGGAGGAGTCACCGACTGGACCCGCGCAGACATCCACGTAGCCAAAAACCGTGAAGGCCGCACCGGACACGTCCTCCTCGAACGCGAAGGCGACTACTCCAGACTGAACCACCTCGGATGGACCCCCATGGCTTGACGCACCCGTCTCACTCTGTCTACACTCCAGTCATCAGCACAACCGAAAGGAACACACCATGGCCAGCCAGCCCGTCCACCCCCACACCCCAGACGCCATCACCCTCCGTCAAGCCGAAGCACTCACGGGCATCAACTACCAAACCATCTACGACGCAGCCACAGCTGGACACATCAAATGCGGCCGCTACGACGTAGTACCTACCTTCCGCGTCAGTCGACGAGACGCCATCAAATGGGCCGCAAACCAGAAGGCGGCATGACATGGCGGCCCACCACTTCAAGCCTAAGACATGCGCATGGTGCGGAACAGAATTCACACCCGCAGCCCCACGATCAACCTACTGCACACCCGAATGCTTCAAAGCCAAAAACCGCGAGCGCATGCGCAAGTACCGCGCCACCCACAAAGATGCCGACCGCGAATACTATACAGCCAACAAGGAGCGAATTCTCGAAAGCGCCCGAGAATACCGTCAAGCCAACAAGGAACGCCTGAACGCCAATCATCGCGAGTACTACCAAAACAACAAGGAACACATTTCCGCACAGACGCGCGAATATCGCCAAGCAAACAAGGAGAAAATCAACGACTATAAACGCAGACACTACCACACCAATCGGGACCGCTACCTTGAGAAGATGCGCAAATACCGCGAGGCCAACAAGGAGCAACTCCGCGAACACAGACGCAAATACGACAAGGCCAACAGGGAACGCATTCGCGAACGAGATCGCGCCCGGCGCAACGCCAACAAGGAAACCGTCAACGAAAGCATCCGCAGATGGCGAGCAAACAACCCGGACAAGGTGGGCGCCGCCACAGCCCGCAGAGCAAAAGCTGAACTCGAAGGCAACGCCACACCAAAGCTCATCGAAGCCAAATGGGAAGCCGGAGGCAAGACCTGCATCCTCTGCGGAGACCCCATCGACCCTACACTCAAAGCACCGCACAACATGAGTCGCACCATCGAACACCTCACCCCCATCGCCCGGGGCGGCCGCCACGACCTCGACAACATCGACTTCGCCCACTACGGCTGCAACGCCCAGAAGCAAGGCAGAACCCTCGAAGAGTATCGAGAGTGGAAGGAACGAGCCACCTAACCCACTATCGGGCACCCTCCTGTAGTCACACACGAGATTACAGGAGGGTAACTTGGGTTCTGTAACCCACTCATGATCCGAGGACGTAAGACGCGTAGCGGTCGGCTCGGACCCCGCCCCGGGGTATCCCCTGGGGTGTCTGGGGTTTGTTTTTTGGTTGCTGGTTATTTCGGCGTCGTGATGTTTGTTGTTTGTGCTGGTCAGGCGCGTTGGTGTTTGTTCTCGTTGGCTGTGTTTGCGTGAGCTTGTATTGGTGTGTTAGTTGCGTGCGCGCGCGTGTGTTGGCGGTTGCGTGTACGCGTGTTCGATGGTGTAGGTCACGTGACGTGTTGTGGGTTGCGGGTTGACGTGAGCTGCTTCGTGTGGCGTATGGTTCTGGTCATCAGCAACACGGCCCCAATGGTGGGGCGAACATGAAAGGAACAATGATGATGCGCAGGACGGTTGAGAGTTTTGTGGTAGCCCTTGCGGTTGGGGTGCTGGCCCTGGCGGGTTGTGTGCCCGCCTATGCGGCCGAGGACGCCACCCCTGCTGGTGGGTGGGTGCTCGCCAGTACTGGTGCCCCCGTGGATGTGTCCGAGACTCCTGCGTGCGGGTCGGAGGATCAGGAGTACGGTCCTTGCCTGTGGGATGCCCGGTCTGGGGGGAATGGGGTTGGTGAGTCGTTCATCGTTGAGGAGGACGGCAGCGTGTCCTATCTGCGGTGGCGTGACGCCCGTGAGGTGGCGTTCCCGGGGTGGCTGTGGGTGGGTACGTTTGCGGCCGCGTCCACGGTGGGCCTGCCCGCCTGCGCGGACGTGCGCGGCTCGGTGTCCTGTGAGCGGGATGGCCGGTACGTGCTCGAGGTGAACGCGGCGGCGTGCACGCAGACCATCACCACGGTTGACGGTGACCGGTACGTGCCCGGCCCAACTGTCGCTAAGGCCCTCAGCGAGAGTTGCTCTAAGCCCACGGTCAAGGGGCACAGTGACGAAGCAGGACTACACGGTGCACGCAGTAGTGTCTCTACGGAGGTTGTGCACTCGGCTGCGCCGAGCGCGGCTGTGGATAGCGTTGTGGATAAGCCTTCCTCTCCTGGTCGAGACAGGGTTGTGGGTTCTGTGGATTCTGGTGTGAGGGGCAACTATGACCTTGAGGTTGTGGTGGTGTTTGGTGCGTTGACTCTGTTGGGGCTTGCTGGTGGTGTGTGGTGGCAGCGGCGTCAGGATGGGTTGCGTGTTGGGCGTCACGGCGGCCGGTGATTGATTGGGGTCGTCTATCGTACGCGTATTCGATCAATCGTCGTGGCGGTTGGTTGGCGTGATGCGATAGGCGGCCCTTTCGTGTGTGTGGTGGCTGGGTGGGTATTGACTTATTGTTCTGCGTTGGCGGTCATGCTGGAGTGGCGGGCGTCATTTGGTTGGGCCTATTTTCTAGGGCCTTGGTCCCACGTCTGTCACGGGGGCGGCATGGCTGGCGCTCAGCGGGCGTTCAGGTTGTGTTCGAAGACCGTTCGAACAGTTCGGTTTGGGGTCCTGAAACCGCCTATGGAAAGCATGCCTTACACGCCTGTTTGGCTTGATTCTGCGGGAAAACGGCGCCCTATATGGTCATCTCACCGCGCGGGCGATCAGCCGCCCGCCCAATGAAAGGAACTGCAATGAACTACTACGACGACGCCCCGGCTTGCGAGATGACCGAGGATGAGGCCATGGCCATGGACCCCACTGTTGAGCCCCTGTGGCGCGTGCGGGCCGCTGACGCCCTCCTGTCCTGCCTCGATGTGGCCCCCTGGTCCGTGATGTCGCGGCGCATGGTGCAGCGTGAGCGCCTGGCCGCTAATTTCTGGGAGCGCAAATATGTGGGTGAGGCGCTGGCCTGATTGACGTGCAGGGCCCCCGGTTCCGCTTCGGCGGGCCGGGGGTTTTGCTTTGCCTGCCTCTCTGGAGCGCCGTGGGCCCCTCTGGGGCGTTTTTGGGGGCTGAGTGGTACCCGCATATGGGTGGGGTGCTGAAAGGCGCTCAGATTGGCTCCTGCGACCCTCGCGCGTGGGGGTGTGCGCATGTGTGCGCATACGCGCGCGTGTGCGCGAGTGGGGTAGGGGCGTAGTTCGAACGCCTGTTCGATGGTGTAGGTCACGCGAATTGGCGCCCGATCCGGCTTGACTCACCCTGTCTGGGCGTGTGTATAGTTAAGCCATCAGCACGGGGCAATCGCCCCACACGGAAAGGATCACAGCAATGGCCACCAACGACTTCATCTCCGAGATCGCCGCCAACCTGACCGACTGGAACATCGACTACACCGAGACCAGTGACGGGTTTGGCATCGGACTCCTCTCCGTCCGAGTCGCCGAAGAGTCCGGGCGGGCGCTGGCCACCATCCTCGATGGCGCCAACCTGGTGGGTATGACTAGTGACGCGGACAAGGCCGCCGCCCTCCTCGCTTTCCCGCTGGCCCGCCGCGCATGGGGGCTCGGCTACACCGGGGACTTCGATGTCATCTGCGTTGACGGCGAAGTCGAGATGACTCTCTCCTATGGCAGTGCCAGCCTCACCATCTCGGCCGGGATTGACGAGGCGGGCCGGTTCACCGTCATGGATCACGACCTGCTTCGTCAGGCCGTCGTCATGACTGACCTCGAGGCGGTCCTCGCCTCAACTGAGCTCGCCTACAGTGACCCGTATGAGGCGTGGCAGGTTCTCTGTGGTGCCAGCGACTTTGAGTCGGACAACTGGGAGTACATCGTCGATTTCCTCAATGAGGACGCGCGCATTGTTCACGGCGCCCGGTTCGCCAAGGTTGAGTCCTACGACACTGAGCGCATCGCCCTAGTGGAGGGCTGGCGGGAAGAGTCCCCCATGTGCGTCATTGACGTTGAGTCCGCCGAGGACACGACGCACTGGTCTGCGGGTGACGTCGCGGCAGCCGTCCTGCACGCAATCTCCTGACCGACTTAGGTGGCCCGGATGGTCGCAGCGGGGGTTCGACTCCCCCGCCGGGCACGACACTCACCTACCCACACAGAGGAGAATCATCATGATAGCCACTGAGGACCGCCTAGCGCAGGCACTCGAGTCAGGGTTAGAGAACCTTGAGTTCATGCTGGACGCCGCATCCATCGACTTCGAGGTCCAGGGCTCCCCGAACGCCAATCAGTACATCATTATCTTCGCAGAGGGTGAGCGTCTCGCCTACGTCACCGCCGAACTCTCGTGGGACGGTGAGCCGCTGGTGTTCGTTGACGCCTACAGCATTGACGCCGACGGTATGGAGCTCTGGATGCGCGGGGGTCTGTCTATTGACGAAGCCGCCACCTACATCGCCAACGCCTGAACGTCAGCAAGCAGAAAGGCAAGAAACCATGAGCACCATCGCAGATCGCGTGCGTCTAGCATTCAACGCGGCCACGGGAGAAAACAAGGCCCCATCGGACAGTTGGATTGCCGCCAACACCACTCACCTACTCGAGGTTCGCAATATCCTGGGGTCGCGGCGCCACGAAGCGATAGCCCGGGTGACGGCCAAAGACTCACTGAACTTCGAGTACTTGGCGGTGCGTCGCAGGGATTGGATCAACGTTGAAGTGATGACTCACATGCTGCATGACGCCGAGCGTCGCGCTAAGGCGCTCGCGGCACTGGCGGACGTGCTCGGCGCCAACGGCTGGAGCGTTTCCCCCATCAGTGATCCGCTTACTGGCGGCGGGCTGGCCGCAAGCAAGGACGGCAATGAGATTCAGGTGCATTCGGACGGCGAAGCGCGCGGGCATGACGACGTAGCGGTCCAGTTCGCTAGGGACGCGTTCGAGGTCGCGCTCGAGCGGGTGGAGGGCGCCTAGTCGGGACGGTCGGCCACACAGTGATGCGGCCGACCGCCTCACCTAGAGGAGATAGTGCAGCGAGAAACGCGGGTCGCCGCCAAGTAACGCTTGCGCATGTTGGTTGAGAACTACATAGAGATCGAAAAGCCATAGGTGGCGAGCACCGCATGCACGGATGAGTCCTCGCATTGTCGACGCAGCTCGCCCACCTATGAGTCACCTAGACCGCCCTACTGTTCGTTTTCTACCAACAGAGGTTTGCTGTGATCCGATTTGGTCTAGGTGGCCCATAGGTGACCCGAAGGGTTCGGGACCTAGAGGAGGGAAATATCATGACTGAGTATGTCGTGAACACGCAGGACGAGTGGTCTGCACTCATCTCTGGCGGTGATGCCACGTTTTCTGACTACATTCACATTAGGGGGGCTGTGACCATTGATGCACCGCAAGCCGACAAGCTAGACATATATATCGAAGCGGGCGGTGTGGTGGTCGCCAAATCTGGCAGCGGCAATGCCTACACAATGTGTGGAGGAAAGTTGTCTATCACTTGGTGTGGCTCTAACCGAGATTACATCTACGCCTCGGAAGCCCGGGACGCTCAACCTGTAGTTGAATTGGTGGGCTGGCCGTCAGATAAGCAGCCCTGCACGTACGGAGATAATGGTGTGCCTGTGCGCGTTGTGCGCGTTGATTCGGCAGCTACGGGAGAACCGGTGGGCGAGCCCCCGCACTACACGTGGGTAGGTGAGGCGCTGGCTCAGTCGGGCGCCCCGGAATTCTCGGCCAACCTGCAGTCCTGGGACCTGCTGGACGCGCTCTTCCCCGACAACCCCCATCTCTGGAACGTCGGGAAGTACCTCACCCGGTTCGGCCGCAAGGGCGACGCGAGCAAGCGCCTCGAGGACCTACGCAAGGCCGCAGCCTACATCGAGCGGGCAATCAAGGCGGAGGAACGCAATGCCAACTGACGCGCCACTCGAGCATCGTCTCGTCACGCACGCAGACATGCGGCACATGCCCGACGGGGCCACCGTCTATAACGACCTAAACGAGCCGTGGGTCAAGCATGGCCCATGGTGGCACCTGGGCGACGGAGATACGCGCCTACTCGGTGCAGAACTCAAGCGCCTATCGGCGTGGCTGTACACACTCGAGCCATTCGATCCCGTATGGCTCACCTAACACCATCACCACACACTGGAAGGATCACACACCATGAACACGCACGTTGACGTCACGGACGTCGCCCACCAGCTGGCCCGCATGTGGCCCCACGCCCGCATGCATGTCTCACCCACACCCATGGGGCACGTCGTGGTGCTCGGCGCTACAGCGGCGGAACTCGCCACCGACTGGTGGACGGTCCGCAAGCCGGACCAGATGGATCGGCTTTGGGGGTACGTCGAATGCGATGATGTCGTCATCGCGGACAGTCTCGCTGAGGCTAATGCCCACAACTTCCACGATTCAGTTAAGGGGCGCATCACGGCATTCGACTGGCGCCTCAGGGTCCGCAGGGTGGGTGACGTGTACAGCATCACCACTGCGGAATCGGAGACCATCACCATTGCTCCGGTCGGGGGCGGGATTGCCGTGACCGCCGGCGGCGTGACCCGTTATGTTGCGACGATGGGGCACGCGATCATGGCCGTGGGGTATCTGGTGGCTTCCACGAAGTAGGTTCCCGGATAGGGGGTTCCCAAGAGAATAGGGGGCCCCAGCAGGATAGGGGGTTCCCAAGAGAATAGGGGGCCCCAGCAGGATAGGGGGTTCCCAAGAGAATAGGGGGCCCCAAGAAAGGAGCACAGATGACAGAGCAGTTAACAGTTCACCAGGCACTCAGCAAGGTCATGGGGGACGTACAAGCAGTCAAGAAGGACAGCAAGAACCAGGCGCAGCGATTCAGCTTCCGAGGAATCGACGCCGTAATGAACGCGGTAGGGCCCGCGTTGCGTAAGCATGGGGTGACGATCCTCCCTGAGGACGTTGACGTGCACCGCTCCAATGGGACCACGGCGAACGGTAAGCAGACCGCTGAGGTGGTCGTCAAGGCCACCTACCGGGTGTACGGGCCCGCCGGGGACAGTATCCACGGGAAGGTCGCAGCCGAGGCAATGGACTTCGGCGACAAGGCAATCGCCAAGGCAATGAGTGTCGCCTACAGGACGTTCCTCCTGCAGGCACTCACCATCCCCACCGACGAGCCCAGCCCTGACGAGGAGTCCTTCGAGAGGGGGGGGCCCAACGGAATAGGGGTCTCCCAGGAGAACAGGGCCTCCCAGCAGAATACCCCCCTCCCAGCGGAACAGAGGGTTCCCAAGAGAACAGCGGCCGAGCAGTGCGGCATGATCCTTGACGGTTTCTGCGCCACACACCAGCTGGACGGCGACAAAGTGCGCGAAGAGTACTTCGCCGCCGGCGGCAAGGCCAACCCCGACATGCTCAGGGCGTGGCTCGCACAGAACTACGGGGCAGGGAGGCTCCAGTGAGCAAAGAGAACGCACTCCGCAAGGCGGCCATCGCGGCACACATCGTCAAGGTAGCCTCCCAGGAAAAGGAGAAGGCCCTCAGGGAGCTCAGGGAGTACATGGCGCCTGGAGACACGTCCAAGCCCATGATCGACGGCCTCCAGGTGGGTACGGTGAGCTTCAGCTCACCACAGCCCCGCTACCAGGTGGTTGACGAGAAGGCCCTCGTGGCCTGGCTGGAGTGGAACAAGCCCGAAGCCGTACACAAGGTGCCCGCCCCATGGTTCACTGCGACTGCCGCCCTGGATGGGTTCATCAAGCAGACCGGGGAGGTTCCGGACGGCGTTGAGGTCGTACGGGGCGCCCCGAGCATCTCGGTGCGCGTCTCCGCCAAGCAGGCGGAAGCTATCCGCGACCTCATCTCCACTGGTGACATCAGCCTCCTCGAGATCGAGGGTGGGGATGCGTAGAAAGGGGTCTCCCAGGAAAACAGGGCCCTCCCAGGCAACAAGGGAGCTCGTCTACGAGAGGGATGGCTACCGGTGTGCCCGCTGCGGCAGGCACGCAGGTAACGGCCCCATGAGCATCCAGCACAGGAGGGCCCGCGGCATGGGGGGTACACGCCAGCCGAACACCAACAGCCCCAGCAACCTCATCCTCCTCTGCGGGGATGGGGTGCGGGGCTGTCATGGGCACATTGAACAGAGCAGGGATGAGGCGCGGCGCGCAGGGTTTAACGTGCCCCAGTTCGTAGCCAACCCTGAAAGCATTCCTGTCACCTACTGGGATGGAATGACCTACAAGCTCAACGACGAAGGAGGCAGAGAGTGCTTGGCCTAGAAGAGATCACATACACGTACGCGACCATCACGTGCGACTGGCCCGCATGCACTAACCGCATCAACTTCACCCCAGGTCCACAGGATGCGCGCCGTGAACGCGCCGACATGTCCACACTGTGCGACCTGGCGTCAGGTTGGGGCTGGATGATTGATGACGGCCCTCACCAAGAGATTATCTGCCCCTACCACAATTAGAAGGAGATGAAATGCCTACGTTCGCCGACGTTGCGCAGAAGATCACACAGGACTGTAATCGCAAGGCCGAGCGCCGCCTGCACATTATTGGGCGATGGCACGCCATGCTTGGATGGATTCGAGTTGCGATCATCGAGATCGAGAAACACCTGGACGGCAGTGAAGGGGGCGAGGACGAGATAGCCTACTGCCTCATGGACATTGCCGCTGGAGCTGTATCCATTCTCCAGCAACTCGGCGTGAGTGACCCGGCTGCGGCGTTCGGTGACGAGTATGCCAAGGCGTCCGCTAAGCATCCTGGCATGACGCTTGACAGTGACATGCATACCGACGAGTCGCGATTCTACGTATTGGCTGAGGAGGTCGGGGAGGTTTGCGCCGCTCTCACCTACGACAACAAGGCTGACACCGGTCACAACTCAGACCTCATCTCAGAGGTCACTCAGGTTGGTGGGCTCGCTATCGCCTGGCTCATGCGATTAGAGGAGAGGAACTGAAGATGAACAACAATGAACGCATCAACGCCACCATCGGCCGGCTGGCACTGTTCGCATGCACTGGGAATTTTAGTGAAGACCGTGGTGAAATCGCACATTTCATCAGGTATTTCCTGGATGTAGAGGACCGGGCGGAGCAGGCTGAAGCGTGTAATGCTCGCTATAACGCCCTCCTTGAAGAGCGTGAAACTTCAAGGCCCCGCGAGTATCTGGGGTACGGAGAGGACTTGCCGTCCGGGACCGTCGTTCTCGATTGCGACGGAGACGCCTGGCAGTGCGGGGGGGCGGGCACGTGGTATTGCGTTGTCGGCAGGAGTGACCGCGAGTTGCCCGGAAGCGTAGGGCCATACACCATCATCCACACCCCCAAGGAGGACTCATGATCGTCATGCTCGCAGCAACCATGCTGATCGCTATCGCCGCTCTCGCTTACGCCGTCTACAAGGGTGGCCAGTGCGACATGCTGGAGATTGAGGTGGCCTGCGCCCGCAAGGCGGCTGAGCGTTGGAGGAACGCCTACGAGAACGTTGCCGCCGAGAATCGGGCCATCAACTGCCTGGGGCGAGGCCGTGGCAAGGACTCGTAAGAGCGCCAAGGCTGCAGGGGCGCGGTTCGAAAGAGTGGTCGCCGACTACCTCGCTGAGGAGTTGGCTGACGACAGGATCGACCGCGCCCCCAAGGCTGGAGCCAAAGACAAGGGCGACATCGCCAACGTTCGCATGGGTGACCACAAGATCGTCATCGAGTGCAAGGACGTCACCCGCATGGACCTGCCGAAGTGGGCCAGGGAGGCTCGGGTCGAGGCTGAGAACGCGGGCGCCCTAGTCGGCATCGTTGTCCACAAGCGACACGGAGTTGCTAAACCTGACCAACAATGGGTTACAATGACACTCGGAGACCTCACCAAACTCCTGAAAGGAAACCAATGAAAACCATCCCCGGCTACCTCACCAAAAACGAGGCAGCCAACACGCTCGGCATCACACGCCGAACACTCGACCGACACATCCAGAAGCACAAGATACCCACCTTCCGCTTCCTCGGAAACCCCACCATCTACGTCCAAGAACACGACATCAAGAAACTCTTCACCCCCATCCGAAAGGCAAACTAACCGTGGCATGTGACATCACCGTTGAAGGCAACCTCGGAGCCGACCCCGAGGTCAAGTACACGCAGACCGGTCAGCAGATCACCGAGCTCCGCATCGCCGCCACCGCACACCGCAAGACCCAGGATGGCTCCTGGGAGGACGACGGAGACCCCCTCTGGGTGACAGCCTCCTTCTGGGGGGAGCAGCACGGCCACCTCGCCGACACCCTCAAGAAGGGCGACAAGGTCACCGTGACCGGCCTCCTCATCAAGCGCGGCTGGGACGGCAACGACGGACAGCGGCGCACCAGCCTGGAAGTGAAGTTCCCCCGCTTCCGTGGAGTCATCCCCCGCAAGGGTGGCCAGCAGGGTGACCCGTGGGCCAGCGCTGGCGCCCCGTTCTGAAAGGAGATCACATCATGACTAACTACGAGAAGGCCCTCATTTTGAACGTCATCGCAGTGCTGTCCATTTACATTGGGCTAGCCCTTGCGCTCATTGCTGGCATGATCTTCTTGCCGTGGTGGCCCGCTAAGGTGGCATGCGCGCTCATCGCCATTTATGGCCTCTTACGCATCCTGGCTGCGCACTACGTCACCAAATAGTGCTTCACCTCAAACGCAAGACAACCCACCCCCACTCTAGGGGGCATGTCATCTGCGACGCCTGCTTCACCACAATCAGGCAAGGGCTCATGTACCGGAGGGACACCTGGAAGGACGGAACCTA